CACTAGCTGCCAAAGCTACCGTTCCCGTGATCAACCCCTGTGCGTTATATGTAATACCCGATCTTGTTGCTGCTGTAACTGTGTTGTTTATTCCAAGATTTCCACTAGCTACGTTTAATGAACGATCCAGGTTAGAAGTATTTAATTTTGCTGGAGTGATGGATGCGTCTCTTATTTTAGTCGCACCATCTAAACCTGTTGTTGAGTTAGTGGATGTTTCAACCTTATCGTTTGTAATTGCCCCATCTTGAACAGCTCCCGTATCTACGGCGTTATTTGCTAATTGCGAATCTGTTACAGAATTTGCTCCTAGCTGAGTTGAAGTTATACTTCCCGAAACTAACTTAGCAGCCGCAATACTTCCTGCTAATTGTGCATTAGTGATTGTTCCAACTAACGCTGTAGTTAGATAGCCTGTTGCATCTTGTAAATCAAATGCGGGTGTAGCATCAGTAGTACCAAGAGTTATTGAAACTCCTCCCAAAGAAACACTGGAAGCAACAAGTTTAGAAACTGCTATAGATCCTGCTAATTGTGCGTTAGTTATTGTTCCTGTTAACGAAGATGCAGGATAATTAGTCGCATCCGTTAAATCAAAAGCAGGGGTAGCATCTGAAGCTCCTAAACTAATAGAAACTCCCCCTAATGTTACAGAAGAATTTGATAATTTATCGTTTGCTATAGATCCTGCTAACTGAGCATTGGTTATTGTTCCTACTAGAGACGAAGTTGGATACCCTGTAGCATCTGCCAAGTTAAAAGCAGGAGTAGTATCGGATCCTCCAAGAGCTACTGTTACACCACCAAAATTTACGTTCGATCCAACAAGTTTAGATACATCAATACTTCCTGCTAACTGGGCGTTAGTTATTGTTCCTACAAGAGATGAAGTGGGATAGCCTGTTGCATCAGTTAAATTAAACGCTGGTGTAGCGTCTGTTCCTCCTAAACTTATAGATACTCCACCAAGAGATACAGAAGAATTAGAAAGTTTATTATTGTCAATTGATCCTGCTAATTGAGCATTAGTAATCGTTCCAGATAGTGAAGATGTGGGGTATCCTGTTGCGTCGGCTAGATTAAAAGCAGGAGTAGCATCTGTACCACCAAGAGATATAGAGACACCCCCAAGAGAAATACTCGAATACTGTAACTTTGCATTTGTTACATTTGCATCAACAATTGCTCCCGTAGCTACCTGGTCCGTACCTAAAGTTCCTACTTTTGCAGCAGGTATTGAGGCTGCATCTATTAACGCAACACCAGCTTCAATAAGATCTTTAACTGTTACCTTTTTTGTTTCACTAGCACTCAGATCTGCGATGGCTAATGGGTCTGTAGCTGCTACACCTGCTTCTGCTAAGGAAGGCAGATTACTAATCTCAAGATCTGGCATGAACCTTTACTAAATACCTATAGCTATATATTAAGCCTGACTAAGCAAAATACTGCCACCGTCTTCCTGAAGAATCTTATATGCGTCTTCTTGTAACAGAGAACTAGGTGCTGTTCCTGTGTTTAATTTGATCTCTCCGTTCGTTATAAACTCAATCCTGGTGGTAACTTCATTAGCTGCTGGAACACTTACAGCAACATTAGTTACAACACAATTAGCTTCGTACCATACTGTGTTGGCAGTAGTGCTTGTGTCTTTATATATGTAAAATCTTCCTGAAAAATCTGCTCCCTGCTGTAAACGAATTATCAATTGAGCTAAATAAAACGGAAATTCACGGGTAGTTGCATGGGGAGTAGCATCCGCTAAAGCTTCGCTATGTTCCCAAAGACAGTGCATAGTACCCTGCCCAGAAATTAAACCTGCTTCATACTGTCTCTTAAATTGATCTCCTAAAGTTGTTGTATCTATCTGTTCTCTACTCGTAGTAATTTCAAAATCTTTTATACGTGCCAGATGTCTGTATCTGTGGTTTCTAGTTCTTACGGTTATTTGTTTACTAGCACTAGGAGTAACTAGCGTAAGAGCGTTAGTTGTACCTCCTGTTATTGCGTGGGCAAAACTGCTATACAGCCTCATTCCTCCCAACGCATCTATATGCACGTACCAGGAACCGTCAGGATAACTGTGTCCTGAAACTAGCTCTAACGTGCTTCCGTCTAAAGTCTCTATTTCTATGTAATCTCCCGTAATAATTGAACTGGAAACCTTATCAACAGAAAACCTTTTTAAATTTGTATTTACGTCATTAGGATCTAAATCTGTCTGCAAAGACGTTAATAGAGTATCCCTACGAATCTCTACATCTCCGTTTTGTCCAAAATAAACAGCCATTAATTAGACAAGAGAAAGCGTTGTTGGTGCTCCATCTGCTTCCCAAGTTATATCAGCAGAAGTTATTTCTCCTGGAGTACTGCTCATAGTTACTCCTGTTATCCAAGCAGAAAAAACTATGTCCCTAGCATTTGTATCTCCTGTTCCTTCGCTCAATCTAAATTTAAGAGTTACTTTAGTAGATCTTGCATTAGTTCCATCTCCAGCAGAACCACCTACCTTTTGTGCAGAAGTAAGCAAAGCGTTTACGTTAGAATTACCTCCTGCTGCTTCCGTGTAATAAGACAATCTGCAACTGCCTGAGTAACTTCTAAGTCCGTCAACGAGAGTCCTATCTGTGTCACCTAAATTAGTTGTCTCTATGACTGACATGGAACTTGAGTAAGTCCATGCCTGAACTTTTGCAGCAGCAGTTGAGCTACCTGCTATAAAAAGTTCTCCATCTTTGCCACTGTAATAACCCGCCACAGTCCTAAATCAAAAACATTGCGTTTATTCTACGGTGAATCGAGACAAGCGACAAAACTACAGCTAACATTGCTTCTTCCTTTAAACGTACTTGTAACGGTTGGAGGTGCAGAATATCTCCACCTTAAACCTAATCTTGTTTCTCCCGTTCCAGAATCTCCGACAATCTCTTTAGTTAAAAAATTACCTGAGTCATCATCCTCTATACCTAAAGCACCATCCTCTGTAGAGAACCTAACGTAGTCCCACACTGAGTTCACATCATCATAATGATCCAAAATCAAACCAACCTGACTATCTGTAATATTCATAAAACCTAGAGTTAGCGTTGCGTTAACCCTCTTATTACCAAAACGTAAATGGGTTTTTGTTCCATCAAGAGACTCAAAATTAGTACTTTGGTATCTGCCAGGATTAAAACTTCTGGAAGTAGGTTTTACGGAAGGAAAATTGTGTGCTGTTGCCATTTAGCTTTCTACTGAAAAACGAGAACCGTCATCCCATCCCTGCAATATAGCTAACTTACCGTCGCTAGTTAGTTCAGCATACGATCCAGATAATTCAACTAAACCTTCTTCATCTAACGTAATACTTTCAACTTTATAACACTGATTAGAAGCTTGTAACTCTTTTATCGTAAATAAAGAACCTCTGTAAGTTGCAGGTAAAGGATTTGAAAAATTCTCTGTATCTTCTTGTACAGTTGATTTAGATGTATTCCACCAATAAAATGTTTGACTGCCTGATATTGCATCTTTACTAACTACACTACCGTCTTCAAGTATCGCTCCATTATTGAATCTATTTACATGTTGAGTTGTTGAAAAAACTCTTATGTAGTCGCCAGGTTGAACGCCGTTTATGTAATGAGGAGCAGTTTTAAAAGTTACTGTATGGTCTACTTTTTGCCTATTACTTAAAACGTATTTTCCAAAAGTTACCGCATGATCAACGCTAGTACAAAAGCCACTTAAATCATAAGTTTCCATTGGATCGTCGGAGTGTTTAGTTATAAGATTTCCTCCTGAATCGTATTCGTCAAAAAGACTTACAACAGAAGATTTCTTTTCTGAAAATCCATTAAGTTTTTCATCTCTATAAATAACATTTGCTTTAAAAGTCTGTCTATCTTCAGGACTTAAAAAATTAACACTTAGGTCTTTTACATTTCCGTCAGTAAACATAGCTTTTATTAGTACGGGTTTATCCTTTTCCATTTGATATGTAGTCTCATCAAAGGGAACAGCAGGGTACAAACTAAATTGTCCTCCAATAATTGTAAAATCTAATAAACAATAATTAGCTTGTTCAAAAATAAACTCTCTTAAATTAACTCGATCTGAGATCATACCGTCCCAGAAAAAACTATTCTTCTTACAAAAATTAGCTGCGGTAGCCATATTAGTTTCATTTACTGCTTGTGTACTTATAACTTTTCCTGCACCTATCGTTGCATCAGTTAAAAGAGCGTATGCAATTTCAGGAAATAAACTTGTAGATCTATCCGATCCACCTAATAAACTTTTTACTTTTATTCCTTTTTGGAAGTAAGCAGAAAATTGGCTAAAGTTTGTCCACTCTTTTGAACTATTAATCTTTAATCCTGCATACGCTAAATTTTGATAAGTAGCAGGGCTGCCCTCTATCGGGAAACCTATATCATTAGGATCTTCAGTTCTTACTATTTCATTACAGTAAACAATTTGATGTTCTGGGCCTTCTAAATGACTTGATTGATCTCCTTCGTATTTCCAATAATCAGCAGCAGCATCATAAAGATTTAATCTTGAAGCTATTTGTTTTTCTAACGTATTTGATA